ATATGGCTAAAATGAATAAGGCTGTGGCTAAGAAGGCCATGCCCGCAAAGAAAGCAGTAGCAGCTAAGAAGGGTGCATCGAAGATGCCACCTCAACTTATGAAGGCAATGGCTAAAAAGAAGTAATGACTTACGGTATCGCTACCGAGCTGGCTAACGCTTCGGCTAAAAATAAACTAGGCACTAATAGTGCAAAGAAAGTAGGAAAGAAAATGGCATCTGCATCACGTAAGGCTGTAAGCCCTAAGGGTAAGGTTACTGTCGTTAAGGGTAAGGCACGCGCTAGTGCGTCTGCTGTTGCTGGCGCGAAGTCAAAGAGTAAGGCTGCTGGTCCTGGCCGTGGAGCTGCCTGTTAATGGCCACAGTATCTAAGACACAGGCGTATCATGGTACTCTTACCATAAATACTGTGGATACTGTTACTATCACTGGGCAATACGGTAAGTATCGTATCCTCAGCCGAGATGTTCATCGTATTAACTTCACGATAGCGCAGGGCACAACTACGCCAACTGCTCCCACAGTTGATGGCGACAATACGCTAGCGCTTGCGGGCTGGGACGGTGAATACATCGAAGTGAATTTCAAGAACGGAATTAAGGGTATTACGGTATCTTTGATTTCTGACCTGGCTAACGTTAAGTATAGCATTATGGGAATTTCATTCGGTGAGTAACTTGTCGATCGATCGCAACTCTTTTTTCGAAGCAATAGGATACGTGCCTCATGGCGGACAACTCCGCTATCACGATTCTACTGCTCGATTCAAAGTTCCTTGTTGCGGACGACGATATGGCAAGTCTACTATGGCGGCCAGGGATGAGGAGCCTCGTCTCTTTCTCCCTGGTCGGCGTACTTGGATTGTAGGTCCTACTTACGATCTAGGTGAAAAAGAATTTCGTGTTATCTGGGATGACTTAATTGTAAGTCGAGGTCTCGGTAAAGATAAGCGCATTAAGAAAGCTTACAATAAGCGTTCTGGCGATATGTATATCGAGTTTCCTTGGCAGACACGTATTGAGGTGCGCTCTGCTGAGTATCCCGAAAATCTTGTAGGTGAATCGCTCGACCACATTATTCTTTCTGAAGCTGCGAAGCATAAGAAAGAAACTTGGGAGCGTTATCTACGACCTTCGCTAACGGACAAAAGAGGAACAGCTACGTTTCCTACTACGCCCGAAGGTTATAACTGGCTCTATAATATTTGGCAATTAGGACAAGATCCTAATCTAGCCGAATGGGAATCATGGCGCTTTCCTTCATGGGAGAATACAGCGGTATTTCCTGGAGGTCGTAATGATCCAGAAATTATGTCTATTGAAACAGAACAATCTGCTGAATGGTTTATGCAAGAGATTGGTGCTGAGTTTGGATCCTTTGTGGGTAAGATCTATGGAGAGTTTGACGATCAGCAGCATGTGCGTCAACATAAGTTTAATCCTGCTTGGAAAAACTACATTGCATTCGACTGGGGCTTTGTAGCTCCTTTAGCAGCTATCGAATTCCAAGTCGATCCTATGGATAATGTTTATGTGTGGCGTGAACATTATCAATCTTATACTCGAGTAGAGGAGCATTGTGACATACTTCGTAACAGAGAGCAGCCTGAAGGTTATCATCTTGATCTCGCTTTTGGTGACGCTGCTGATCCTGAGGCGGCAGCAACCGTAACTAATAAGCTTGTAGCTTGTTATGCTATGCCTGAGGCTAAATCTAATTGGCGTGAAGGTATTGATACAGTCAAGCGCTTTCTAAAGCTTCGATATGTAGGAGATGCTGATGAGCATGGTACGCCTTTACAAGCACCTATGCTCTTTATTGATCCTAGTTGTCGTAATCTTATTAGAGAATTTAGTAATTATAAGGCTGTACCTACTGATAGAGGTCAGAAGCCCAATGAAGCTGGAGCTCGAGGAGCTGCTCAGCGACAAGATGATCACGCGCTCGATGCATTACGTTACGGTCTTATGCATGTATTTGAACTTGGTGTGAATCACCATCTAGTCGAACTGTATTCACGTTCAGATTTGGCTACGAGTCTTACGGGAGAACGTGGTTACTTTACAACGAATTCGAGGTTTTAATGAAGTTAGGTAATTTTGAACTTACACGAGGCAAGAAAGTGGCTTCAGAAAGTAATATTTTTGTTGAAGACATTATTACTGCTGGTAATTATCGTGTGGTAGAGATCGCACCACAGACAGCCGCAGGTCCTGCTATCTTCGTAGAAGATCGTAATCCCTCAAATCCTGTATCTCTTACAGAAGCTCGTTCCACAGCTGTTAAGCAACTTGCTGGTCTAACTTCGAGTATGAACTCTTCTCAAGCACCTCTTGGAGAGTTAGGCTCAACAGGTAGTTCTATCTGGTATAACATCATGCGAGAGGAGTATAATCCTGAGCTACGAGGCTGGCAAGGTCTTAAGAAGTATGATGAAATGCGTCGAAGCGATGCTATGGTACGTGCTTCTCTACGTATTGCTAAGACTCCTGTGCTGGCTGCTCGTTGGTTTGTAGAACCTGCTTCTACTTCTAAGCGAGATAAGAAGATTGCAGAATATATAAATAAGAATCTAATGGAATGGATGTCTATTTCCTTTACACAGGTTCTTATTGAAGCTCTTCTTTGTCTTGACTTCGGTTACTATATGTTTGAGAAGGTTTTCGATTATCATCCAGATGGTTCAGGTAAGATCATCTGGAAGAAATTAGCTCCTAGACATCCTATCGATGTACTAAAGTGGGAATACGATTCTCACGGTGGTCCAGCCGCAGCTTGGTTCTACGATGCAGGTAATGCAGAAGGTATTCGTATTCCAATTAGTAAGCTTCTCGTATTTACTTTTGATCGTGAAGCTGGTAATGTCGAAGGTATTAGTGTTTTACGTTCTGCCTATAAGCACTGGTACTTCAAAGAAAACTTATATAAGATCGATGCTATTCAAAAAGAGCGTCACGGTATCGGTATCCCAATTATTAAGCTTCCTCCAGGCTTCTCGTCTCTCGATAAGACAATTGCTAATGATTTAGGCTCCAATCTTCGTACTAACGAACGAGCTCATGTAGTGCTACCCCCGATGTGGGAGATAGAATTCGCAGAACTTCGCGGTCAACCTACAAGCGCTATCGAGTCTATTCGACACCACAATGAGCAGATCTCTATTAATGTTCTTGCTTCGTTCGTAAATAACATTAGTGGTAGTTCTAGCGAACATACACAAGAGATGTTCTATAAGGCTACTCGCTTCGTAGCAGAAAATATTAGAGACATCTTTAATAAGCATGCTATTCCAGAACTCGTTAACTACAATTGGGCTAATGTTACGGAGTATCCTGAACTTAAGGTTCGTCGTATTGGTGATTCCACAGACTGGCGTGCTCTTAGCTTCGCTATGCGTAACTTTATTGGTGCAGGTGTTCTTACAGTTGATGCAGATCTTGAGAAGTATGTTCGCGACGAAATGGATCTTCCTCAAGCTGATCCTAGTACCGTTAGAGTTCAAGAAACCCCTCAGGCCAGTGGCGTAAAGCCTCCTACAGCTCCTAAGGCAGACATGCCTCGACAGGTACCTGCAACTAAGACTAATCCAGCTCCAAAAGCTAATGGTGGTACTGATAGGAGCGGAAAATAAATAATCTAAATTGCCCTCTAGGAATTCCGTTCGTAATACTTTATATTAGGAGCCATGGTGATTCAGGAATATAATACTATTCAATTAAGTACGATCGTCGAGCCTATTCGTCTTTCGCATCTTACTGATATTACTGGTCTTCAATTTTTTGATAACGGCGAAGACCGTTCGGTGTGGCTACAGTATTTACCTCTAGGCACTTATGAACATCCTACGCATGGTACGATTGAGATTACTCATGATCGAGTTAAGAAGTTTGTCTCGAACTTTGACGAAAAGGTTCGTGAACAAGATCTTGATATTGACTATGATCACAAACTACTCGATACTAAAGCGGCTGGATGGATTAAGGCTGCTGAGGATCGAGGCGAAGAAGGCCTGTGGGTACAGGTAGACTTCACCGATTCGGCTTACGATGCATTGAAGAAGAAGGAATACCGATACTTCAGTGCAGAATTCGCTGATGAGTGGACGCATCCCAAGAACGGAACGACTTTTGAAGACGTTATGTTCGGTGGTGCGATCACAAACCGTCCTTTCATCAAGGACATTTTGCCAATCAACCTTTCGGAATTTATCCGAGAGACTACAAAAGAAAGTGTAGAAAGCATGGATGCTAAGTTGAAGGCTTCTCTCGTTAAGATCTATAAGCTTAACGAAGACGCCACCGACGAAGAAGTCGTTGCGGCTGCTCAGGCAGTGCAAGAGACTTCCCCAGAGACTGAAGAGGTAGTTGAGGAAGAGATGGTCGAAGAGACCGTTGACACCGTCACTGTCGAATTGTCTGAAATGGCTAAGACCAACCCCGCTATTAAGATTCTGCTTGCAGAGCGTGAGGAAAACCGTACTCGTATGGCTGCCCTCGAAATGGCTAACCGTCTTAGCGAAACTACTGTAAAGCTTAACGCTTTGGGTGAAACCGGTAAGTACGCCATTCCTCATTCCTTGTCTGAGAAGGCTCGTGACATTATTGTCTCGTTGCCAGCTAAGCAGGGCGATGCGGTTCTTGGTCTTATTGGCGACTTCGCTCAAGTAGGTCTTGTAGAGTTGGGTGAGCGCGGTAAGCGTAATCCTCTCGAAGACAGTCTTTCTTCCGCTGAAAACTTTGCCGCTGAAGTGGTTAAGTTCTCAGAAGAGAAGAGTGTTTCATTTGCAGAAGCTGCTTTGGCAGTAGCTGCAACCGACCCCTCTGGATTCGCTGCTTACCGTAGCGCTTCCACTAACTAGTAAAGGAAGTAATATGTCAGGTCCAAATACGATTCTCGACAAGGGTTACGTTCTCGCTGCTAGCTCATACCCACGAATCTTCCAAGTTGTGAAGTTGAGTGGTACGGGCGCAGCTGGTACTAACGCTAAGTGCACCGTATCGTCCTCCTCAGGTGAAAAGGTTCTGGGCATTGTCCAGGAAGATACTCCACCTCCTACGGACGCTCTTGCTGGTGGTAAGGATTACGCAGCTCTTGGTCGTACGGTTAACGTACGAATTATGGGTATCTCGCGAGTCATTGCTACTGGTGTTATCGCTGTAGGTAGCCGAGTTAAGTCCAACGGTGATGGTACTGTTGTGATTGCAGCCGCTACTACTGCTAACCAGGAAATCGTCGGAGTCGCTCTTAGCGCTTCTGCGGCTACTAATGATCAAATCGACCTTCTGCTTACCCCTGGTATGCAGTCTAACAACCCTTAAGGAGTAAGCAATGGCTGTTTATAACCCCGCTGGTGCTGACAACGTACATATTGACGTTGTTCTCACCAACATTAGCGTAGCTTGGCCTAATAACGGCTTTGTGGGACCTGTTCTGTTCCCTACAGTGCCTGTTGCTAAGCAAGCTAACAAGTATTACATCTTTGGTCGTGAAGCTTGGCAACCAGAGCCGTTCGGTGACGTTCGTGCTCCTGGTTCAGTAGCTAACGAAATTCCAGGTATGAACGTTTCGACGGACACCTACTTCTGCAACGAGCACTCGCTGCAGATTCCGGTTACCGACGAAGAGCGTGAGAATGCTGATAGTCCACTTCGTCCCGACACCGATGGTGCCGAGCTTGTTACTTCTAAGATTAACTTGCAGCGCGAACTCGCTATCTACAATCTCGTTTCAACTTCTGGAACCTATAACTCCGCGCTGACGACTACTCTTTCGGGTACTTCTCAGTGGAGCGACTATGTTAACTCGAATCCGATCTCTGACATGCGTACTGCTATTAAGGCCGTCCACGCTCAGATCTTCCTCGAGCCTAACGTAGCTATTATTCCTTACCAGGTCATGACGATCCTTGAGGATCACCCTGACTTTATCGAGCGAATCAAGTACTCTGAGCGTGGCATTGTCACTCCTGAGATCATTGCTTCGATCGTTGGTATTGAGCGCGTTATTGTTCCTGGTGTTGGTTACAACGCTACTGCTAACCCAGGTCAGGCTGCGAGTCTCTCGTACCTCTGGGGCAAGAACGTTATCTTCGCTTACGTACCTGCTTCGGCCGGTCTCAAGACTCCAGCCTTTGGTTACGAGTTCACTTGGGGTTACGGTGGCGGTATGCCACAGGTTGTTGAGCGTTGGCGTGAGCAGCAGCGTAAGGCTGACATTATTCGTGTGTCACGTCGTTACGCTCTTAAGATCGTGGCTCAGGACTCGGCCGGCGCTTCAATCGCTGGTTACCTGCTCCAGAACGCCGTAGCGTAGGAGTAATCGATGGCCATCATTAAGCAAACGGGTAAGTTCGTTTTCGCTAAAGGTGGACTCAAGGTGGGTAACGGGCCTCTTCGGACGCTCGTTACTCAAACCTTGGCGTCGTCTGGAGCTGTGGCTATTGACGCCTCGACTTGCGATACTGTTAAGGTTACTTTGAACGCCTCGGCTACTTCGAGCACTATTACTAACGGAACTCTCGGACAGCGTTTGCTTGTCTGCTTGATCCAAGGTACGGGTGGTTCTAAGACTTTTACGTGGCCTACTAACTGCAAATTTGCAGGAGCTGCTGCGCCTACTCTTAGTACTGCCGCTACGTACAACGACTGTGTACACTTCGTTTACGATGGTACTAACTGGAACGAATTTTCTCGTTCACTAGCACTACGATAGGAAAGTGATGATTAAGGCAACTACGCAAATTCAACACGGAGTCGATGACTCTTACACTTTGTTTCAGGAAGGCGATGAAATCCCTACGGGACTCTTGCTCGATCGAGACATCGAATCACTTTTGGCTATCGGAGCCATTACTGTGGAAGAAGAAGTAGCAAAGGCTGAGCCTACCCCTAAGGCAGAAGTCGTTACTACCGAAGTCACAGAAGAAGTTAAGTAGAGTTTATGGGATCAAGTTACACACTGTTGCAACAGACACAGCCATGGCTTGATCCCAATAAACTCACCATTACCACTCTCGACCCTGCAATGGTCGAAACCTCTCGCGATATTATCTATGCGCGAGTATCTGCTAGCTATCCTACAACTGGATGGACAACGCAGGCTAATACACCTTCATTGATTCAAAAAGTTCAATCGATGATTTTAGCTTCTTGGTATTATGCCAAAGCTTATTCAGAAGTAACTGCTGATACTGAAAACAAGTATGCTATGCGCCTCGAGCAAATGGCCGAAGATCTACTTTCAGCTATTGAAGCAGGTATGGTCGATCTATTAGATGCAGACCCTAGTACCTTCGTACCCGCTAATAACCCTAACTTTCTGCCATCAGATTCATTTAATGGATCTCAAGTCTATGACGCTAAGGGTAGTGTTATAGGTTTTAGCGGGGACGAAGATATTAAGTTTCGCATGGGAACTAGATTTTAATGGCCAAAGCATCTACTGCTTCTACTCTTGTTATATCAGAGAACTGGTTTCCTCAACCTGAGATTGTCGCTACATACTATGATAACCTAGGTATTGTAGTTAGATCGTTTAGAGAGCCATTAGACCGTGCTGTGCGACGAGTACTTATACCTTCTATTAAGGAAAACTTTGCTTCTGGTGGACGTCCAGACAGCTGGGCCCCTCTAAACGAATTTACACAAAAGAAGCGTAAAGCTAAAGGTTACGGAGAAGCTGGTCCTATTCTAAAGCGTACAGGTCTTCTTGAGAAAGTAGCTAGTCAGTTAAATATCTGGACTATAGATAGAGATTCTGCTACTGCTAAACCTCTTGCTACAGTTTTCGGAGGTAAGGCTGCATACGGTGATGTACATCAAGAAGGCGGACCTTCAGGTACTAGCGGTTGGATTCCTGCACGTCCTTTCTTAGTTATTCAGGATTGGGATAAGTATGAAATTGAATTTATCTTTACTGAATGGCTTGAAGAAATGACTCTTCGATCAGGATTTAGAATGGAGCCTGGCTATTTCTATTCCTACTTATCATGCACATGATATTACGCAAGCCGTATTTGATACTTTAGTAGCGGCTGCGCCTGCATTGGGTATCGCGAGCAATAATGGTGTATACGATGTTTATTATGGTGATCAAGTAAACGTTCCACGTACTCCAGCTATCTGTGTTGAGCCAGGAGCTATGCGACGTACATTAGCAGGAGCTAGTAATCCTCCTCGTATGGAAAATAATTATAATGTTCTAATTATGGTTTACTTGCAAGAACTAGGCGGCGTTCAAAAGCTTAATAAGGACAAAGATTTACTATTAGACAAAGTACAGGATGCTTTGCATGCTAACTTCACATTGGGTGGTTTAGTATTATTCGGGCATTGTTCTGAAATTGATCCTGGCTACGCCGTGCGTAGCAATGTATTAATGCGCTGTGGGAAAATCTCCTTCACCGCCATGAATAAATCATTTCTAATTAATTAGGAGCATAATGAAGGTAACAGTAAACATTACTAGTCAACCTGTAGGCCTTTTGATTGACGTTGCGCAGTCATATACCTTAGTTGATTCAAATATGGAGAATCGTACTTTGTACGTTAATCTCGGACAATTCGCAAATGGTACAACTAATGAGGTAGATGATATTCTGGTTACTCAATACGGAGCTACTCCAGAAGACACTATCGTAGGTGAACCTCTTGTCGAATTAAAATCTAAAGTGACACCAGTTGAAACTGTGTCAGAGGAAGGAAGTAACTAATGCCCGCTTGGTCTGCTGTTGATATTGGCGCTACTGGTGTATTGGGAGTAGCAATTGAATCTGCTACTGCTCCAGGTACTTACATCGCGCCAACCAAGTTTTTCCCTATTCAAAGTGAAACGCTAGACTTTTCACTTGAAAACATTAAGCGTCGATCTATTCGTGCTGTTAATGATATCATTGGAGTTGTTGCAGGTCGTACACACGTTAAGGGTGATATTACCTTTGAACTTACAGAAGATGTTTTGCCTTACTTTCTTTATGCTTCTCGCATGTCGGTAGTCAAGTCTGGAACTACTAACTTTCTTTATACTGCTACTCCTACTCATGGAGCTATACCAACACGTACTTTGTCTTTCACAGTTGTACGTAATGGTTTAGCATTTAGCTATGTAGGTTGTGTCGTAAGTCAGCTTGACTTTGAAGCTACTGATAATGGTGTTGTAACTGTTAAAGCTGCTATTATTGGTATGGACGAAGCTAGTCAGTCTGTTCCTACTGCAAGCTATAGTGCTACAGCTACTCCATTTGGTCCTGGCGCGTTTACGATTCAATTGCCTACGGCTACTACTGTCTACGATATGGATAAGTTTACGTTCTCTGTTAACGATGCTGCAACTCCAGAGTGGCGTTTGCAGGCAGCTCGTACGCCTGTGTATATTCGTTACGGTGAGCGTACGGTTTCTTACAAGACTGAAAGAGACTTTACTACGCGTACTGAATACGATTCCTACTTTAAGGGTGTAACTGCTCAAGCAGGTCTTTCAGTAGTTATTTCTAAGGGAGCTAATAATTCAGTGACCTTTAGCATACCTTCTCCACTTCCATCTAGCTATGACCTTGCGCAACTAAACGCTCAGGGCACATTGCTTCGATCTTCTGTGGAGTACGATGGAGTATATAACGCATCTAGCGCTTACTCATATCAAATTGTTGTAAAAACCCAAGAGGCAGTAACACTGCCTTAATGAAAGGAATCCAGCATGCCTAAGGCAACTATTGATAGTAGTACCACCAAGTTCGATCTCACGTCAGCTCCACCAGACGGTTTCGTTACTTTGAAGCGTATGACATATGGAGACTGGCTCGCACGTCGAGACATGTCGATGCAGATGTCTATTTCGCAGCAGGGTAAGGGAGCTGCTGAAAGCTCATTTGAAATGCAGAACAAGAAAGTAACTCTATTTGAATTTTCAAAGTGTATTGTTGATCACAATCTAGAAGATGAAGAAGGTATCAAGCTTAACTTCGGTCGTGCAGATATTCTTGATGTTCTCGATCCTCGTATCGGTAATGAACTAGGCGAATTGATTAACAGCATTCATGACTTCGAGGAAGCACTAAAAAACTAGCACACCATCTGGAGTTAAGATTAGTAGCAGGCCGAGTAAGAGAGGGTATCGAATTTTATGAAGCAGATAAAATTCTTACAATCGTTACCCTCTCTGAAAGGTTCTCTACATTGCCTGCTCCAGGTGGCTTGTTCGATCAAGACTGTTATTTAATGGAAAGTATTACTCTTTGCATTTATTATATGCACGAGGGTGAGAAGAAGCGTAACAAGGAAGAAGAGGCTAAGTATGCCAGTCGGATATAGTGATATTTATCTAATCCTACGCGCTCAAAACTATGCCTCTAGCACTATTAATCAAGTGTCATCTTCTGTAAGAGTTATGGGTGACGCTTCTGCGTCAGCTTCTAGTAAAATACGTTCACTATCAGGAAGTGCCATGTCCTTTGGTACTATTCTGGCTGGAGCTGGAGCAATAGGTGTTGGTTTCTTTGTAAAGTCTGTCCAAGCTGCAAACGAATATACACAATCAGCAGCATTAGCTTTGACTCAGACAGCTAGTCTGGGTATTACATTAGATCAACTACGTCAAGTAGGAATTGATACAGCTACACAGATTCCTATGGCTATGGATCAAATGCAATCTGGTCTTTATGATATTTTCTCTTCTATTAAAACTGATCTTCCTGGAGCTACAAAACTACTAGAACAATTTAGTCGTGCAGGCGTAGCAGGTCAAACAGATCTACAAACAGTATCTCGAGGTACTCTACAGGAACTTAATGCTTTTGGATTACCTGTATCTAAGGTTAATAATCTTTTGGACACTCAATTCCAAATGGTTAAATTGGGTGTAGGTACATATAAGGATTTTATGAATCACTTAGGTAATCTTGTGCCTGCTTCTGTGGCAGCTGGACAATCTGTAAACACAATGTCAGGTGCATGGGCATTTGCTACTCGAAATGGTATGAATGCTACTTTGAGTGCTACCTCTCTAGCTCGAGCAATGGAAGAGTTACAGAAGCCTAAGTTCCAAGATGGTCTAAAAAAGATTGGTGTAAACGCTTTTGATAGTCATGGAAAGCTACGACAAATAAATGACATCGTTACTGATGTAGCAAAGAACCCCGCTTGGGAAGCTCAAGTAAAGAAATCAGGTTCTATCGAAGCTGCCTTTACCAGTTTGTTTGGTACGGGTACTATTCAGGCTCGTAGATTCTTTAACATAGCTATTCCTAACTATAAGCAGATGAATGATGTCGTTGATCAGATGAATAGTTCTAAGGGAGCTACTGCAGCTGCTTATGACATTATGTTTAAGCAACCTATTTCACAGATTCAACTTCTTAAGAATAACTGGCAAGCATTACAGATTATGATGGGCGACTCTGTAGCTCCCGCTCTAGTTAAGGTCGTAAACGGTATAACTACGATCATACAAGCTTTTAATAATCTTAGTCCTCACACTAAGCAGGTTATAGGTACAGTAGGTCTATTATTGTCTGTCTTCTTATTAGTATTTGGTGCTGTTACAGCTGTCGTAGGTGTAGTAGGATTAGCCGTTTCTGCTATTATGGAATTTGGTTTTGGTATTGGCGCTGCTATAGGTATTCTAGGAGGTTTTGCGGCTGCTTTGATTCTTATACCTGTGGCCTTATATTTAATTATTAAGTATCACAAAGATTTAGTGCAATGGGCTAAAGATGCTTGGCACTTTATTCAAGATGCCGTTATGGGTGTAATGCATTGGTTTCAAAGTCTTAGTGGATGGGTTAAGGTAGCAGTTAGTGTATTATTTATGCTATTTGCACCTTTTGATATGATTATAAAACTTGTAATTCTTATAATTGCCTACCATCATCAAATAGCTACAGTCGCTACTGCGGTTTGGGGAGCTATTTGGGGTTTTCTGAAGGCTGTTGGAAATGCCTTTATGGATCTAGTACATATTATTATGAAACCTGTTATGGGAGCTATTAAATGGTTTAAGGATACTTGGGATGCTATGTCTTCTTGGTGGAAGGCACATTGGGATAGTATTAAGACTGTTGTAGTTGTAGCGGCTGCTATTATATTTGGACCTCTGATTCTTCTAGCTAGATTTCTTGGACCTGTGCTTTTAGGTGCCCTTAGAGCTCTAGGAGCAGTCTTTCGCTTCGTGTGGGATATTTTTGTAGACGTAGTAACTATTGCTTGGCATATGCTTAAAGATATAGTATTGGATACTTTAGGTATTATTTGGAATACCTTCAAGGGCTTTCTATCTGTAATTGTTTCAATCTTTAAGATCGCCTGGGCAGCTATTGTTATGATCTTTAAGGTAGCTTGGTATATAATTTCAGGAGTAGTACGTGTTGCTATATCTGCTATTATGGGTGTTATTAGCGTATTTCTTGATATTGTAACAGGTAAGTGGGGACAAGCCTGGAATGATATGAAACACTTCTTAGGTCAGACTTTAGACGCTATTTGGGGTATGATTACAGGTATATTTGGAGCTGTAACAGATTTCCTGGGCAGTTTAATTTCTAATATTTGGAATATTGTATTTCAAATAGGTAAAGCTATTGTTGACGGTCTATGGAAAGGTATTAACGCTATTTGGCATCTCTTCTGGGATTTCATAAAGGGTATTCCTGGGCTGTTCGTAGATATTTTTGCAGGAGCATGGAATATGATGTGGGAAATTGGTAAGCATATTATAGAAGGTCTGTGGGAGGGTCTTAAGGGTGCTTGGCATTTAGTTTCTGATGGTATTTCAAATCTTTTAGGTGGACTATTTAATTCAGTTACTTCTTTCTTAGGTATTAGTTCGCCTTCAAAGAAGTATCACGCTATTGGACAACATATCGCTGCTGGACTAGCTGCTGGTATTAAAGCGGGTACTCCAGACGTTCTAAAGGCTCAAGATAATCTCTTTGCGTTATCCACAGTAGCTTCTAATCCTATTTCGCCTAATAGTATTTTAGCGGGCGCAGTAGCTGGAGGTAAGGGTAGCGTAAATATCGTAATGCCTCCAGGAACTATCTCTATTACTATTAATGGTACTATGAGCACATCAGATCAAAAGGCACTGGCGGATCAATTTGATAAGAGTATGCAAAAGTTTAGTACTACACTAAGCGCTAAGATCGCTTCGACAAAGGCGGCATAATGTCTACTTCAACTATTCGTTACACAGCTAACGCTACGGTCGTTATTTCTTCTCTTATTAAGGGAGGTTCTTTCGTAGCTACCGTTGCAGGTAGTATTGGTGAAGGTGCTAGAGGAGGTTTAGGAGGTAAGGTAGTAGCTACTATTCCTGCAGCTCCTAGTTCTTCCTTTACTCTACGTGTGGGCACAGCTCACTATGGAGGAGTAGGTCGAAGTGGTGCGGCAGATGGTGGAGCTTCTAGCGCACTCGTTAATGCTTCTAGCGTAGTACTTGTTGAAGCAGGTGGTGGTGGTGGACAAGGCTACAATAATACTACTAGTTATTATGGAGGCTTTGGAGGAGTCGTAGCGACTGCGGGTAATGGTAACGGAGGCGCTAATGGAGGCGCAGGAGCTAATGGTGCTACTCGTGGTACAGGTGGTACAGGTGCTAGCGGTACAGGTGCTAATGGTACTAGCGCAGTTACAGCTTTAGGTACTACTAATGGTGGTGCAGGCTATACGGCACATGGCGGAGGCGGAGGCGGAGGTTATGCAGGAGGCGGAGGCGGAGGCTTCGTTACCGCTAATAATGCTAGTGGTGGTGGTGGCGGTGGATCTTCTTATATTAATGCTGCTATCACTACTTACGCAGCCACCACAGGAGCTAATAGTAGTTCTGCATATATTGATGTAACTCAAGTTATTGCAGATGCTCCTCTAGCCCCAACACTTGTAGATCCTTTTCCTTTGGAGTATATCAATGCCAGTTCGTCTTTTACTTTTACTTGGACTTATAACGCTGATGTTGATTCTGGTGCTCAGAATGCTTTTGCTATGCGTATTAAATCAACTGCCTCTGGTAGCACGTATTTATATTGGAATGGTACTAATTTCTCTTCTAGTACTCCAGTGTGGAATAGCTCGACAGGTGTTCAAGTTTTAATTCCTTCAGGAAGTTTTACATCAGGTACTACTTATAACTGGTCAATAGCTACACAAGAAGATGGATATAATATA